TATTCTTAAGAATCGTCTTGTCTCCTTTAATAAATCAAATACCCGACTTTGGTCAGGTTATTTACAAGGCGTTAAGCGTGGTTGTGCTCGTGTTTCCGAAGACTTTGTCCTCGAAAGTATGATCAAGCACAAACAGGCACTCTCTGCGAAGCCAGATGTTGAAATTCAAGATATGGCGCCCTATTTTACCTATTTCAATAGATTCTTTAGGGATTTCACAGATGTTCGTCCTCGTCTTCTTGAGGCTTCTCCTTCTGCATCTGTTCAACAGGTGCGGGGGGCAGGAGGCGCTCGAGAGTATATTAGAAGAGTCCTGCAACCAGAACTTTCTATACCGTCCTTGCTAGGGATGGTTGAGATAGCTCCTGGAAAGACAAAAGAAGTCTTCGGACCTCATTTGCCAACTCTAAATGAAGCTCGTCGTTTTGCCATGTTTGGCACTAACGAGGTGCGTGTCTCCGCAGTTTGCGAACCTTTAAAAGTTCGTTTAATTACGAAAGGCGATTCGTTTAGGTATTGGTTTTCCAAGTTTTATCAGAAAGATCTTTGGTCATATCTTCAGAAGTTTCCCCAGTTTTCTTTGACTAGGGGACCACTTGGTGCTGACGACTTAGAATCCCTTCTTTGTCGTGAGCGAGAATTATTTCTTGATTTCCCTGATTGGGTATCGGGAGATTATTCCGCCGCAACAGATGGTCTTAACCTTTGGTATACAAAGGCTGCTTTTGAAGAGTCTCTATCTTGTACTTCCTTAAAGGAATTAGATAAAGACATTCTAAGGTCTGTTCTTTACGAACAGAAAATTTCCTATCCAGATGGGATGGTTAAGAAGTCTAAGGGTAGACTCTCACCTTTCCTACAGAGTAATGGTCAGTTAATGGGTTCGACTTTGTCTTTCCCCATTCTCTGCATCATTAATCTGGTCTGTTATTGGAAGGCCTTAGAATCTTATATTGGATGTTCTGTCCCGGCAGAATCTCTTCCCGTTCTTGTGAATGGTGATGATATTCTTTTCCGAGCGAACAAACAATTATATGATCTTTGGTTGACAGAAATTTCCAAGGTAGGTTTTACCCTATCACTTGGTAAGAATTATGTTCACCCAACATTCCTAACCGTGAACTCCCAAATCTTCCACTATTCCAAGTTTGGAGGATTTAAGCGTCTCGGTTATTTGAATACTGGGTTATTGACCGGTCAGTCAAAACTGACCGGGCGTGACGCTGCTACTAAGGCTCCTGTTTGGGCCTTATATAATGAGGTTATACCCTCTGCTGTTGACCCTTTACGGGCACATCGTAGGTTTATTCATTATAACCGATCTTTGATCGAGGAAGCTACTAATAAGGAATTTAACATATTCCTTCCTGTTAGTCGAGGTGGTCTCGGATTTATCCGAATGCCGTCCCAATCTAACAAGATTACTAGTTTCCAGCAACGTTGGGCTTCTTTCCTTGAGAAGGAGGTGAGACAAGCTATAAGTAAAAATGAGTTACCGAGGTCTTTTGGTCTCGGTCTCATTCAAGAGAGGGCTCCGTTTACGGAACCCTTAAACTTGGCTTATAAGCCGCATCTTTCCCTGGAACCAATCTTTGGTCCCTATAATTTGGGAATTGTTCCTTTTTTTAAAGAAGGAGTATATATATCCTTCCTTATCTCAACCATTCGAATTTGACGAAAAGTTGATTTTCCGGTTTCGCATACCTTCTAAAAGGAGGATGGCGGAATTTCGGAGTTTGACTCTTGACAGAGTCTCTCATAGGAAATTATATGTACCCCTTCCACGTATTTGTTCACGTCGACAGTTCACTACTGAGGCGCTGGCACTTACGGGAAAACTCCTTTAGCAGGGAGTATGGGGTTGAGGAAGTTAAAGAGACCAAAACGGTGGCTTCGGCCTTAATACTTCCGTGCTAAGTGGAATGTTCATTCTGTAACATTTTGGATATTCCTAAATGCCAACAGACTGCACGGTTTCACTATAGTCTTTATAGCCTTCTTCGATGTACAGTCGCACCTACGTCGGGTGGTATCCCATACAATGACGAAAAAGAACAATCA